GATATATTTAAAGGTCAAGGTAGAGTATCTAACAACGAAAGAGAAGTTGTTCGTAAATACGCACCTAAATACCCATCAGGTTTATCCGACTCTGATATTGACAAAATCATTAACTCTAAAGAAGTTCAAGAGGGAATGTCTCATTTCGTTGATAAAAAACGCGGTGGCAAAGTAGGCAAGTAACTAGGACAGGGGAGGAAACTCCCCTTCCACTAATTTTAAAGGATTAATTATGTCAACATTGACGAATGTGTTTTCAGCACATAGAGATTCAACAGGCACTATTTATAGTGGCGCAACAAATCTAGCAGCTTATCAAATATTATCAGGCGGAACCGCAGGAGAAGTTATATTTAGAGACGGCGGATCAGGTGGAACAATATTATTAACAACAAATATTAGTGTAAACTTAGTTCCTATTTTTTCACAAATACCTGGTAACGGTATACGCTTTAATACAAACATCCATGTAACACTGCCAACAGGCGCTTCTGTTACTATTTTCTGTGGATAATCATCATGCCACTTATTAAATCAAGATCAGAAAAAGCTTTTAAAAAGAATATTTCTACAGAAGTAAAAGCAGGTCGTCCTGTCAAGCAAGCTGTGGCAATTGCATACTCAGTTAAGCGTGGCGCTAAAAAAGCTGAAGGTGGATCTCTTAAAGCTGTAGACAAAGAACAAAACCCTGGTCTTGCTAAACTTCCTAGTGAAGTTAGAAACAAAATGGGTTACATGAAAAACGGTGGATTATACGCAAACATTCATGCAAAAAGAGAAAGAATTGCTGAAGGTAGTGGTGAACGCATGCGAAAAGTGGGCTCTGAAGGCGCGCCAACAGCTAAGAACTTTAAAGAAGCAGCTAAAACTGCAAAAGTAAAAAATGGTGGCGGAGTTCAAAACCCCTAACATGGCAAAGAATGTAAGTTTATCTATTGGTCGAGGTGAAAAGCTTCCTGTATCTCAAGGTGCAGGATTAACCGCTAAAGGTCGCGCTAAACTAAACAGAGAAACAGGATCAAATTTAAAAGCACCACAACCCGAAGGTGGTCCACGAAAGAAAAGTTTCTGCGCTCGCATGTCGGGTGTGGTAAGAAACGCAAAAGGTGATGCGCCTAGAGCAAAGGCATCATTAAGACGTTGGAATTGCTCAGGTTGGTAAAGGAAAAACATGGCTTACTCAGGTACCGTAGGAACAACAGTAGTAAATGTACAAGAAGTTATTGACCACGCCGCTCGTCGTTGTGGAAAACTAGCTGAAGAGTTAACTTCAGAGCAACAAGTTACAGCTAGACAATCTCTTTTCTATTTTCTATCAAGCTTAATAAACATTGGTATTCAATATTGGGCAATTAATAAAGAAGTTATTGGCTTAACCCCAAATAAATACATCTACACACTTCCATTAGGCGCTAATGACACACTCAACGTGCTTTATCGCACAATGAATCGTCCTAGCGGTAACTATTCATCATCCGTTGCATTATCAACAGGTGTTCTAGCTAATATTTACGACGGTAATATTGATACATACGCTACACAAAGTTCTGCTAACGGTAATTTTTCTGTTAACTACGGAACTGACAACGATGTTTATGCAGGTTCTATAGGTATCATGCCTTATGTTGCAGGTGGCGGAACAGCTACTTGGTCACTTATTTATGAATACTCTACCGACGGAACTACATGGAATACGTTAGAAGATTTAGGTTCTGTTGTAGTTAAAGATCAGCAATGGATATGGACTGATGTCGACCCAGGTCAAAATGTTCAGTATTACAGAGTGCGTGGATATAACGGTACAACATTATCTGTACGCGAATGGTATGTTGGCAATAACAGCACTGAAGTGATGATGTCCCGTCTAAATCGCGACGATTATACAAACTTACCTAATAAAAACTTTACAGCTAATCAACCATTTCAATTTTGGTTTGATAGAACCATTCCACAACCAAGTATTTACTTATGGCCAACGCCATCAAATCCTTTTGTGCAAATGACTGTTTGGTACTCACGTCAAATTATGGATGTCGGTGCGCTTACAGACGAATTAGAAATACCACAAAGATGGTACGAAGCTATTGTAATGAACTTAGCTCATAGACTAAGTTTAGAATTACCACAAGTTCCGATGGATAGGGTAGCATATCTCGAAAGAATGGCTATGCAATACCTTAATGAAGCCGAACAAGAAGAGAGAGATAAATCTCCAATCTATTGGGCTCCTAATATTAGCGTTTATACAAGATAATGCCTATATTTTTAGATACCGAAGGATTAGCTAGTCTTGCAATAGGGGTGTGTGATCGATGCAAGATGAAAAGGGCTTATGTAAGACTAGGTCCTGATCCAAACTTCCCTGGCCTTCGCGTGTGCGATGAAGGATGCAGAGATCAATTTGACCCTTATCGTTTAGCAGCAAGACAAACTGAAAGAATTAATTTAAGATTCGCTCGTCCTGATGTGAGTGTAGCGGTTCAAGATAATAGCTTAATTACAAATGATCCAAATAATTATGTTGTATCTCCTGAACAAAATACACAAACACCTGAGAACAACGGAAACCTCGATAACTTAACCGTGAGTCCTTAAAACATGGCAAATGTACAGATAACACAATTACCCGCAGCGGGAACCCTTACAGGTACCGAATCAGTTCCTATAGTACAAAACGGTGTAACCGTACGAACAACTACAGGCGCAATCACTTCAGGTCCTTCGCTAACACAAACTTTCATTACATTAAACAATGAACCTTCGCTTGCAAATAGCAGATATTTAACAGCATCTTCAGGTTTATCACTTACAGACGGTGGCGCTCAATCAACTTATGCCATTGGATTAACGGGTGCTATATCTACATTCAATGCACTCGGAGCAGGTCTTGTAGCAAAAACAAGCACAAGCGCTCTTGCAAGCAGAACAATTAACGCAGGTACGGTAGGTTTAGCAGTTGCTGATGGTAACGGTATTGGAGGAGATCCAACTGTAAGTCTTACAGGTTTACCTTTAACCTTAGCTCAATTAACAGGCTCAGGTATCGTTACATATAGCGGTTCTACAATTAACCCACGCACGATTACAGGTACAGCTAATCAGATTACAGTAGCAAATGGCACAGGTGTTAGTGGTGATCCAACCATTGCAATGGCAAGTAATCCAATCATACCTGGTACGGGAGCTATAACCATTCCAAGCGGTACTATTCCGCAAAGACCTGTGGGTGCTGATGGTCAAATTAGATACAACACACAAACCTCAGTTTATGAAGGTTATTCTTCAGGTGGGTGGAATACTTTTGCACAATCAGGCGCTTCAGTTGATTCATTTAGTGCGGGTGCTACAGGACTTACACCAAATGCACCAACAATAGGGAATATTGTTCTTGGAGGCATATTAAATGTTTCTAGTGGTGGTACAGGCGTTGCTACATTAATAGGCTATGTAAAAGGTAATGGCACATCAGTCATGACCGCATCATCAACAATTCCTAATACAGATATTACAGGATTAGGAACAATGTCAACAGAAAATAGTAACTCTGTGAACATTACAGGAGGAACAATTAATGCTGTTGCTATTGATGGCGGAGCTACTATCAACAACGCAGTTATTGGCGGAACAACACCTGCTGATGGATATTTTCTTAATTTATTTACAAATGGTGCGCAAGCTATTAGCGCATCAAGCACAAACACATTAACAAATAAATCTATCAGTGGATCAACTAACACACTGACAAACATTGCTAATTCATCACTCGTAAATAGTTCAATAACTATCAATGGAACAGCTATTGCACTAGGTAGCTCAGGAACTGTTACCGCTGTTCTTGGAAATGCGTTAACTATTGGTACAGGATTAAACGGATCGTCATTCAATGGATCAGCGCCTGTAACTATTACAATTGATAGCACTGTAGCAACGCTTACAGGAACTCAAACCTTATCCAACAAAACACTTACAACACCTGTTATATCATCAATCGTAAATACAGGAACTATTACATTACCTACAGCTACAACAACATTAGTAGGTAGAGACACTACAGATACGCTAACAAACAAATCAATTAGCGGATCTACAAATACATTGTCTAATATCGGCAACTCTTCACTTACAAATAGTTCTATCACCATCAATGGAACAACAGTAAGCTTGGGAGGTTCAGCGACTGTTCCGTCAGCAACTGCTAATCCACTTACCATAGGTACAGGATTAACAGGAACTTCTTACAATGGATCTTCTGCTGTAACTATAGCTATTGATTCAACTGTAGCTACATTAACAGGTACACAAACACTTACAAATAAAACAA